ACCTGCATCTTAATAAGGTGAGGTTGGAGTCTCATAACATGGTTGAAGAAGAAGTCATCTAGTCCTTGTGTACGTAGCTCTTTATATATTGCATCATGTACAGCCCAAGTGATGCAACAATCTTTAATGTTGTAGTCCCAGAAGTCATTGATGTTTCCACCCTCACGCCAAGTCTTTCCTTCATCTTTATAATATGGATGGTCAGTGTATTGAGCGGTGAGATGTCCTAAGTTATGAGGCATCCGTGGATATAATGTATGGTGAGCAAGAAGGGTATCAAACCAAACATGTGGGACATGAATCCTATCCTTATACCATAGCCAGCCACAGTCAAACGATCCATTCTGTGCTATGAATTTCTTTTCCGGATTCTGAAATAGTTGTTGTATTCTTCTACGGAGTATGAGTTCCTGCTGAAGCTCGTATCTATTAGATGTGCCATCTCTGAAGTTGATACATATTCCTGTGTGGGCGTTGTTTGCAAATCCAATGCAAGCTGTTTCGTTGGCAATGACTTCGATATCGAAAGCAATTGGTGCGTTATCTCTTCCAAGTTGCTCAAGGTAAGCATTAGCTTTGTCAAAACTTGGGTTAATGATTCCTGTAATATCATGTCGCTTGAAGTTTCCATCCATTACTCTCCTGAGTTTGGCTATGTCGAACTTATACATAGGCTCCATAGCTAAGTTACGAAGTATGTGAGCAGGGTTGTTGGTTACTATAACCTTTACTGTACGTTGAGTTCGTCCAACCTTACAGTCAAATACACTTCCTCTCCACTTGGTGATTCCAGTATCTCCAGTGAGAGCGTGAAGGGCGAAGTTGCCAAGTGCCAAGATGTATTTGAGATTTGGGAGATAATCAAGTTCCCAGTCGAGTAGTCCTTCCCAATGCTCCAACTCAGGTTTCTTAACAGGGTTTCTAGCATCAGTCTTAATAGACAACGCCACTTGCTTCTTAACCACGTTAGTAACATAACAGTCTGCCCTCCCTATATTGTGTGGACGTAGCACATCCCATAGCAGCCTACCCCTACCACCTACCAATGGCATGGACATCTTCACTTCATGTTCACCTGGAGCCTCTGCTATGATACATATTTCAGAGTCTAGCTTTCCCATGCCTAGACAATCTACTTCAAGCTGGCAAGCTTTAGCTCTTGCGGTGAACTCCCGCATCAACCAACCTTCAGTTATCTTCTTCGTCATCCAATAGCTCCCACTTCACGAGGACACGTTTGATCTGTGCCTTGAACAGTTCCAAGTCGTACTTGTTTCCTACCACCTCGAAATGTTTAATGCCAGTACTGTCCAAGTCTTCTCTACAATCATTGTCATAGTTACAGCCAGGACGAGATAGCTGGATAACACCTACTTGTCCATAGGGGCAGGACTCTATAATAGGTAATACTTCTTCTTTACGTCCAGCGTCAGACACGACTGTATGTTGTTTCATGGTCTGTCTGTTGTGACGTAAGAAGATACGTCCTAGTACTTCAGGCCCGTAGGTTTCCTTCAGGTGCTCAAAGAGTTTTATTTGCATCTCACGGTAGGACAAGTCACCAAACTCTGGTCCATTGCTCTGGTCCTTGTATGATTCTAATGCTTTAGTTTCTGTGTCACTGAAGCCAAAGATTTCCCTGATGCCTGACTTCATAGGTCGAGACATCTTCATGTGATGGACTTTACTGTTGCCTACCATCAAGGTAATGAACTCAGCAACAGTATCTTTACCACTACGGGGAGGGCCGTTAAGAAGTATAATCATTTGTCCCCCTTCTTTGCCAAGCTGAGGTTGAGTGCCTGTTGATCTGAGATGACAGTTACATGAGTCCTCGCCCTGGATATAGCAGTGTAGAAGTTTTTTCTATTGAGAAGGAATGAACGCGAACGGTTCATCACATAACAGATACGATCATACTCTGAGCCTTGACACTTGTGAGTAGTGATAACGTAGGCTAGGTCTAGATCCTTCTGTGGATTCATGAAGTAAGTACCATGACGGCCTTGCATCTCAAGGCTCACTGGTACTGTTATGTCTTTATCTCCGAAGTCAATAGTGATATCGCCGTTATCTTTAAATTCGGTAACAACTCCAGTCTCTCCATTAAATACTTCAAGGGGATAGCAGTTGACAGTGTAGATAACTTTATCTCCGATGTATATTCTTTGCTCCTCCACGTTCGACCACTTTTGACGTTCAACCGTGACGTAGGGTTTAGTAGAAGGCTGGAGGAGCTGCTGAATAGCTGCGTTAAGAGCTTCTGTGCCGACCCATCCAACTTTGGTCGGTGATATAATTTGATTGTGAATTGTACCATAATCTATCTCATCTGCTAGGTTGTCCTGTATGAAATCCAGTATAGCTTCAACGGGAGTATCGGTAAACTTAAGTGCAAAATCTTCTTTCCGTAATGGTATTTGACCTGTGATGATACGTTGTCCATTCGAAATGATATTGCTATCACCCGCTTGCCTATGTATAGTTTCAAGACGTATTCCATTAAACTTCTCCAGCATTTTTAGGAAGGATGATGGTTCCTTCTGCAATCTCTTGTTACTTTCGATTGGCTGCAACTGATTGGCGTCACCAAACATACGGATGACACCACCATTGGGGAGGGCGTCAAGTAGGTTACGATGTACTTCTACATTAACCATTGCATACTCATCGCACAGTACAGTCTTGAACTCAATAGGATTGTTTCTATCTTTTTTAGGATCAGTGGTTACTAACGGCTTACCTGTCTTCTGGTTTACCTCACCTGGATGAGGATACTCCAACAGCCTATGGATAGTCATGGCCTGTATTCCGGTAGCTTCCGTGATTCGTTTCGCTGCCTTGCCTGTAGGAGCGCATAGTACCACTTGGCAATTCTGATTGTAGAGCTTGCGGTAGACGTTCTGTAATATAGTTGTTTTACCAGTACCAGCAGCACCTGTAACAGGCACGATACGCTCAGATAGATCAACACAACGCTCAATAGCTGCAAGCTGTGTTTCGTCAAGCTCCATATCAAGTTGATTTGGCTTTCTTCTTTCTTCTTGTTCGGGGCTTATTGTTATTGGGTGCATCGTCTTCTCCAACCGACATGCTAGTAGAAGATGCTTCTCTATGTCTAAGAAGATTAGCTGCAACATGAACAGCGCACCATCTAGTGAACATGGCTAATGAAATTCCTAGGAGACTAGCTTCATGTCTGATTGCATCGTACTCTTTATTAGTACAACGTACTCTTAAGTTGCCTCCACGTTTACCTGTGGAATTGACACCGTAGCCTATCGGAAGTTCAGTCGGAATTGGAATTGCTATTCGTAAAGGCAGCTCGTATGGCATTCTTTATCCTAACTATGTGTGATATCGCTGTTACTTTTTCTTCTCTGTGGCATGGTAGTGGTGGGTCACATTCATGTAATCTGTGTAATCCACAGTGGATACAGTAGTCACTGACAAGATTCCACTCATGTTTCCAATCTTCTTCTTCAATATCAGACATAGCACACATTCCCTTGTGTGTCAAGCATTATTTTTGGGCAAGGAAAAACCCCACTACCGGGGGGATGGTAGTGGGGTTTCGTTTTCCTCTTGCCTACCCCCTGCGTACCGACTTACGGGGGCTTTCGTATTTAAGCAAGGGCGATGCGCTTGTAGAACGTACCGGGAGCCAAGCCTCCACTGTCCATAATCTCAAGCAGATCGTCAGCATTTTTCACGACTTGGTGAATGGTGACATTCTCCTTGGAAACATTCAGCGTCTTTCCGTCATTGTCCTCAATGGACATCACGGCATAGACGGGCTTCACGGTACGAGTACCTTTTCTTTTCGGTGTTTCGTCAGCCATTTTGGCTACCTCTCCTTCTAGTGTTGAACATATGTATATTATAGAGTAGAAAGATCAATGCCGTCAACCCTTTTTATGGGGCTGACGGCATCTTTTTTCGTGCTCCTTTATATCCCTGGTACAGGGCAAGGATATTCAGGCGGCACGAACACGATCTATGACGGCGCGAGTGACGCCCTCATAGGTATCAAGAGTGACATCAAGGGCGGCTTCCATGCCGACCCATTCATTGACATCAATCTTTTTCGACAACGGTGCACCAATAGCTTCGATGAACCGCTTTGTGCCATAACGAGCTTGGGGATTATCTTCAAGGCCGACACGCCGATAGATTAGCGTCAGGCCATCATCAGGCCCATCCTTGAAGTCAGCCGGAAATTGATCTGAGCCAATATGAAAGGACACAGCACCGTACATTGTACCGCGCTGGCTTTCTTTAACTTCGGCTTTACGAATAACTCCCACGTAGGCTCCCGGTGGCAAGGGCTCGGGTGCTTCTTGCTTGTTGAGGTCTACTGAAAATTCTACGATACTTGAAAGGTCTTCAGACATTGGTAGTTTACTCCTTGTGTGTCGTGTTAATGGAACTGTTTATTATAGTGGCATTCTACCTACCAGTACAGCCCCATAATCTGGTAGGTAGCATCTCTTATAAACACAATATATGGTATGTGGGACGGCTAGGGTAGAGCGATCTTCTTGCCGCCATTATCAACCCATGCCTTATACCAGTCTCCGATTCCCTCGCCCTCCCATGATTCGGGTTTGAACGACCAACTAAAAGAGCTATCTCCGTCAGTACGGAACATCCGACTCTTCATGGGCTTGCGAAGGCGGGAAGAACGAATGCTTATCTTATGTTCTTTCCCTGTATCTTCTAGATGCCAAACTTCACTTAATTTAATAGGTATCTCTGCTTGCATTTTACCACCTACAAGAATGCTAACCATAATCGCACCTGTCATTTCGTCTTGCTTGGGCATGTCTTCGTGTGCAATAAAGATAACGTGTTTGTTACATGCTCCTGTAGCCCTAATAACAGACATGATTCCTTGCATAGTATACGAATTTCTTCTTCCGTATCCTTGCAATGTAGGCATCTCCATAGAAGCACCCCTGACTTGGGTAATACCATGCTTAAGAGCCATTTCGTTAAATGAAGTAATACTGTCAAATACAACAGTTTGTATTTCGGGGTTGTCCTCCAAAGCCTGTTTGACTCCTCCAGCGTTTTCATGTTTGAATGTTTCCACTTTATTAGGTGATTCCATGCTGAAATCGGCTATATAGATGTCCGATTGGTCCATTAGAGACGATGTTCCATCTGGATCAAAGTTCACCCACAAAATCGGTCTAGGTGCTGTAGCCGCAAGGGTGGTTTTACCCGCACCGGATGGACCCCAGAGAATCATAGCCATCCTCAGTATCTGAGTTTTTGGTGTTGTAATTTCTACTGTACCTAGTTTAATTTCAGGTGTCTTCGCCATGTGTTACTGTTTCCTTGTTCATAGCCATTATAGTTATAGTATCTTCTGGGAAGTTTTTACCACAGTATTCAGTAGCTTCCTCTATCGACTCGAATGGCCCGTGGAAGATTATACCTTTGTGTATTAGCCCTCTCATTATCAAGTAAGCTGTCTCTATTATCATACTTTTTCTTTGTGACATGTAGCTGATCCTACTGCAAACTCATACGGGCCTATGTTAGTTATCTTGTGATCGTTAATAGCGTCACGAACTATTTTACAGGCTTCAGGTGTAGAAAAGGGATTGTTTTCTATGAGTAGTATAGCCTTACTCTGTACACTGTATAAGAATACATACAGTACAAAGACATAGCTATCCATTTAACACATCCCACTCATCATGCTCCATCTCATCTATCACCTGTAACTTTTCCTCTACTGTATCACAAGCACAGAGTGGTAGGAATGAACATGAGCGGAAGTACCTGTTGCAACTATGTGTGTACATAGGGGCATCAGTCACATCACCTTTGTATTGGTTGATTGTGCTGATAGTTGTAACGAACCAGTTAGCCCACTTCTCGAACATGAGAGGGCTACGT